TCAATTCCAAGCAACTATGATGACGAACATCATAGCTACGACAAAAGAAAGTATGAGAAATGATTTATTATTGTGACGCTTATGTGCGATCCATAACCCATAAGAAGACATGAGAGATGAGATAAAGAAAAATAGGTAGAACAACATTCCTTCTGGAGAAAATAGAAAAGCACTGCTTGTAAAGTTCCAAAATCCAGGAAGAATAGGGATAGAATATACGGGGACAATGGCTGCAAGTGTGAATAACAGCGTTTGTGTCCAAAGAAAGTACTTATTCATCAATTTCAATAGAAGAATGGATAAGAGAAATAATAGCAAGGTTACTGTGAAAAAAGAGGGGGCTGTCCACATGAGAAGTTGTCCCCAACCACTCATTTTTTCATCATAAAGTAGAAATAAACTCAAAGTATAAGCAACTACACCTGCCAAATAACTTGAGATGAACACCCAGATGTAAAATAGATCAGATTTCTTCATTTAATCGCCTCCATTCTAATAGAACACGATCACTTTATTAAGGGTATGTTTTTATCATGTAAATGTCTATCTTTATGAGAAAAAAATCACATAAGAAGTGTCGTCTTTTTACCTCCCAAGCTCCGCCCTTATTCGCGCACAAGTCAACCCAATCACCATCCGCGGTAGGGGAAAAAGGCTGTAAGATAGTATTATCGGATCAATTGCCGAGGGACACACCGAAAGCACATACGCTAATGTACAGACCAGCCAATACGGCTGGTCTTTTTGATGCGGTGAGATTGTCCCTGCATTTTGATCCGGTTTCTACTTGGAGTGTGGAAAAAGGGGGAGTCCCGAACTGCCACATGGTTGCTGTAACATGCGGGCAGTATTCATTTTTACGGCGGAAGGGGGCGAAATGAATGTGTCTATTAGCACACGTATTAAAAAGACGTTAAAGCAGAAGCTTGCGGCTCTTATACCTGCTTGGGAAGGCCGCGTGCAGGATATTCCCGCTTCGGGTGAAGTATTGTCAGGTCCATGCGCAGTTGTTGCTTTTGCCGAAGAAGTACCGAAGTCAGCTTGGGCAGGATACAGGCGAATCATCAAGATTTCACCGTATGCCCGATCGGAAGACGGGGGTGCAGAGCTGGTGGAGGTCTGGTCAGCATCGTTAATCGCGGGCTTGCATCAGGTGCGGCTGGAGGATGAGGAAGGTGGAGCTTTTACTTGCCTCTATCTGGGTTCTACGGACAGCGACCGTGCAGATGTTGCCTCAGGTTTGATCACACGTAGTTTGCGCTTTGGTGTGTACGTTCCTGAACCGCAAGGTGCCGCCGGGAATAGCCCTGTGATGGATGACCCTTGGCTTGTTGCACTGCAGCTTTGGACAGCGAACATGCTAGGATCGAACTGGTCTGTGTATGCCAATAGTTGGCCAGGTGGGTATAGGATGCCGTCTGTACTGTGGCGATTAAACGGGAACAGTACCGCGGTGGCGGGAACCTCGGCGCTTGAAGTACGCAAACAGTGGATCGGGCATGTTCTTACCGATGATACAATTCTGACGGATCAGGCGGCAAGTTATCTGGTCAAGCAATTGGCACTTCAATCGCGGATTCCAATGACTCCATCGGATAGTGAGGAAGCTGGAGCTAACACGATGGGCGAGAGTCACACACGTTATGTGACAGTAGATGAGGTAACAGCGGATTTGCAAGCCGATGCGTATCTGAATGGACAGATTCGTCTAACGTTAACACAGCGAATCCGTCGTCCGGTTACAAGTGCACCTCTTATGCGTGAGATCCACCATAACAAAGGAATCGAGTAAAAGTAAGCCCCAGAGAAGTTATCACTAAGGGATAGTTTCAGATCGTTTTATACCTTAGCTTATGTAGACTCATAGCTTTAGTAAGACTGCTTCTTCGTAGAAATTTTATAGATTACAGGATCAAAAATTCATAGGTGAGACGAGATCATTTGAACTTTGTTAGATCAACGAGGTGAGAGATACATGGCAAGCTTTTTGAAAAAAAAGTTACCGGTTCTCCCGCAGTATACGCGGGCTGAACTGATGAATCATTCGGAAGCCCTCTTTGCCGTGAAGGCAGAGGTGCTGGCTGGTGCGCTGCACGAAGCGGCGCACCAGACGTTTTCCATTGAAGAAGCACAGGCAAGAATCAACCAATTTTTGAAAGCGAAGGTGAATGAATAATGGCAGGTGGAACTTGGGAACAAACAAATCGTCCGGTCCTTCCGGGATTGTATATGAATTTTCAGGCGGCGGCGTCTTCGGCTATTCAGGCGGGCAGTCGTGGAACGGTCGTTGTGCCGGTCAAGGCTAACTGGGGTCCGGTGGACACGTTTGTGGAAGTAAGCAGTGAAACGGCAATTGAACGTACATTTGCGGCAAATGCACTGGATAACGGCACGGCCTATGCGTCTTTGAAGCTGGCTTTACTTGGCGGACCGAAGAAACTGCTCGCTTATCGGGTGGCAAGTTCGGTAGCGAAAGCAGCTACGCTGACGTTGAAAGACGGTGGTGGTGCGGATGTGCTCCAACTCGATGCAAAGTATCCAGGCGACCGTGCGAATGGCTTCTATGTAACGATTCAGCCAGGTGTGATCGACAATACGAAGTTTGAAGTGCGTTTGTTTGAAGGCAACCGCATGTTGTATGCGCTCTTGACTGCAGATGTTACTGCTGTAACTCTTGCCAAAGAGATCAATGCCGATGAGCAAAACCTGTGGATCACGGCTCAGGCGATTGGAGAAGGGACTGGGGAGGTTGCGAACGTATCGGGAGCGGCTTTCAAAGGCGGCGTAAGCGGCAATGATGCACTGACGAATGCAGAGTACATTACTTTGCAGGGCGCGCTGGAAGGCGAGCAGTTTGATGTGCTTGCCTTGGATCATGCGGCGGATGCAGCGTTGCTTGCGAGCTTTGCGGCGTGGGTCAAACGGGTTCGCAGTGAAGGCAAGCCGGTCATGGCTGTATTCGGTGGCTCCACAGCAGACGATACGTCCGCTTCGGCAGCTCAGAAGGCTGCAACGCGCTCCCTTACGCTGAACCATGAAGGTGTGATTAATGTGGGCACGGGCGTGCGTTTGGGCGATGCTTTCTATAGCTCCGCACAGACCTCGGCTTATGTTGCAGGTCTTATCGCCGGACAACGTCTGAACGAATCCACGACATATGCGGCAACACCGTTCGATGATGTTACACGCCGCTGGACACGCGCCGAACAGGAGCAGGCTGTACAGAATGGCGTATTTATTTTCTTCCACGATGGACGCCGGGTTAAAGCTCTCCGTGGCGTGAATACTCTGGTTACCCCCGCTGCCGGACAAAATAATGCGTGGAAAAAAATCCGGTCGATCCGGGTCATGGATGCGATTAATACAGATTTGCAGCGCTCCGCAGAAGATACGTATATCGGCAAAGTGAACAATACCGAAGAAGGTCGTCAGGCACTGATTGGTGCGATGAAGGCTTATCTGGCGTTGCTCGCACAGAGCAATGTTATCGAGGCCGAAGGGTATGATGTTGTTCTCGACCCGGCATATTACGGTAATGCACCCGTGCTGAAACCGGAGACAGATCAGGTATTCCTGCAATGGAATGTGAAGCTGACGGACGTGATGGAGCAGTTGTTTGGTACGTTTTACGTGCAATAAGGTAAAAGGCTTGAAAGCAGGCTAACAGGCTAGTAGATCGTTTTGTGAAAAAAGTAGAAGGACATGTTGAGTGGTTGGTTTATACAAATAACGGAGAGGCCAGCGAAATTCTAGGGATACAGTGATTCGGAGGATTTCTGACGGTATCGTTATGATGTGTGAACAATAACCACTCAACCATAATAAGGAGGAAATATACATGTTGGATGCGTCAAGAGTAATTCTCGGTACCCACGGTCAATTGCATATGGATGGTGTGTGGCAGACCAATATTAACAAGCTGGAGGCCAGCGTAGAGATTGAGAAACGAGAGCTGAATCTGGTCGGCAACGAGTGGAAGGTTCACAAAAACGGTGCTAAAAAAGGTACAGGTACGATGACAGGTTACAAGGTTACGTCCGATATGATCAAGCGCGGCTTCACCAAATTTCAGATTATCTCCAAGCTGGACGATCCCGAGTCGTACGGACATGAAAGTGTGCTGCTGAAAGGTTGCATGGTAGATAAAATTCAGCTGGCGAACTGGACGGCAGGCGAGGAAGTGCCGGAAGAAACGGGCTTTACCTTTGAGGGATTCGAATTGCTGAATCCGATTGTAGCGAATTGATTTTTATGAAACGTTACTGAACTTGTTAACAGCAGGCAAGGGCACTGAAGCAGACCGGGAACCTCTCGGTCTTTTTGGTGTCTGGAGATGATTATAAAAAACACGGAAGCACATCGAATTCAGAGAATACATGAGAAAAAGGAGATTTTAACCGATGAGTATGAACGAAAATTTGTCCGAAGAGCAGATTTTGGATCAGTTGTTTGAGGCGGCAGAACGTCTGCCAGAAGAAAATGTGCGTATCCAGCGTCTGGATCTGCTACTCACCTTGCGTGGATTGACTTCTTCCAAAGTAGACCAGATTCGCGAACGCTGTACGATTCGCAAAACGACAAAGGGGCGCACCGAAGAAAAGGTGGATACCGAAACGTTTAATGCCCTGCTGATCTCCGAGGCCACGGTGAAAATGAGTGTACGCGGACTGGAACTGTCCGGCTGGGGAGACAACCGCATCACGGGACGTATGAAGTTGTCAGGTGGAGAGCAGGCGGTGCGCCGTATGTTGCTGGCTGGTGAACTGGATGCGGTTGGTGACAAAGTGCTCGAACTCTCCGGCTTCGGCGTGGAGATTGAAGACCTAAAAAACTGATTCACTCCGGCGGGATGACCACGTTCCTGTATCACATGTGGGTGCGTCATCATCTCCGTCCCGGAGAGTTCTGGTCTTTGCCACGGGGGGAGCGCTCGCTTTTGCTTGCTTTCTCGGAAGAAGAGATGGCGGCCATATCCGCTCAAATGAATCGTTAAGCCAAACAGGCAGGAGGTGAAACAAATGGCAGAAATGATTATCGGGTTATCCCAATCCAACACACAAATGAAGACGACCCTTCGTTATCTGGATCAGATTCAACGTTCCACAGATCGTTTAAACCGGGTGCGTTATCAAGGGTTGATCAAAGTGAATGATGAGCTGAGAACCACCGGACGCAGACTAGAGAGCATCTATAGTACTGCTGTCCGCCTGAGCCGCTTGCGAATCACACCGAGAATTAGATTGGATGATCAGCTAAGTCCGGCGTTGGATCGTGCTTTGATCAAACTAAACAGCTTCCGCAATCAGTTAGTGAAGGCTTCGGGAACAGTATCGGTTGAGGTGAAGCAAAAGGTTGAAGTGGCGATGGGGAAAATGACCCCGGCTAGCGGGCCTTCATTGGCGTTAAACATTGGGAACAACAACAATACAGTTAAGAATGTGGCGAAAGAAGAAGATAAGAGTTGGCTTGATAAAGCCAATGAATATGTAGAAATGGCTAATAATTTTAATGATCTCATTGATAACTTCGTGGATAAATTCGAAAAAATTAAAGGCCTATTTACTAAAAAGAAAGGGAGTAATACAACTGATCCAACCACAAGTCCTGCAGCTAAATGTTGCTGTTGCTCTGGCGGTGGTCGAGTAGGAAGTGTTCGAAGAACAGCAACTAAAGGTAACCGTCAAACACGTACTAATAGTAGAAATGGCGGAGACGTTTCTAGAAATGCAGCCACTCGGAGAGTGGCTGGTGGAAGAGGAAGAAGATCTGCTTCGAGAGCACCCAGCCCTGCGTCTGTGCCAAGGCCAAATGTCCCAAAAATCCTTACAGACACTTCAGATCGTGCTGTAAATGAAGCAAGAAATATGAATCGAAACCGGGGAATTGGCGGTGGCAGAAGATCCAACCTGGTTTCTGGGATCATGTCCTCTTCACCAATGGGAATGTCTAACTTGTTTTCGGGAGATGGCATGTTAGGCAAGTTGGGTGGCGGCTTTGCCAAAGGTGCAAAGAAATTGCTAGGCCCAATCAGCATGCTGGCAGACGTGGCTAATATCGCCAATGCACCTGCCGTTGAGAGGGGCAGGGCAGTTGGCTCTATGATTGGCGGAACGGCGGGTACTGCGATTGGTAGCGCCATTGGTAGTTTTATTTTGCCAGGAATCGGTACTTACATTGGTGGTGCTGTTGGTGGTTGGGCTGGTGGTGAAGTGGGAGGCTGGATTGGAGATAAGGCGAAGGATATCGGTAGCTTTGTATCCAATGCATCGGAAGGTTTAGGCAACGCGTTATCTGGTGCTGCTGACTTCGTCTCTGAGAAAGCAAAGAGTCTCACTGAGGGATTTTCTGATTTTTTCGGTTTTGGATCGAAAAAAGAAGAACAGACTACTCCGCCTGCAACCGTTGCTTCAACCTCTTCCGTACCTGCAGCGCCGCAAATGCCGCCAGCGTACAGGCCAGAATTTTTATCGATCACCGGACCCGAAGCTTACATGAACAATCGATTGAGCTCACCGACGGCTGCGGGTCTCATGGGAACAAGTGTGATGCAATCTCAAGCGATGGCGTTAAATCAAACGGGACAGCAGAGCGGTAAAGCATCGCCACTCACAGTAAGTATCTCCGAAGAACAGATGAGCAGTTTGGCAGGTTACCTTAAGGATTTTAAAACGGAAACGACCAACCAGATTTCGGTGAATGTTGCACCAGGCACAGTGCAAGTGACCGTTTGGGAGAACGCGATTGATTACGACGCTGTGACTCAACAAGTGGGGCAACGGATCTCGAACGAGCTCCGCCGGGCGATGCAAAATCGCAAAACGATTATGGCCTAAGCAGAAAGGAGGCCGCAGATATGTCTGTACTTCAAGATGAAGTTGGTCCTAATAAAATGTCGTTCACGTTGAAGGACGGCAGTACTTCGTTTGTATTCCCGGTGAACCCGGAAGAAGTCAACATTTCCAGATCCAAGGGTTACGAAACGATTAATATGCTGGAGCATGGCGAGTTTGATTTTGCACAAGGGGAGAAGGTGAAGGAGATCACCTTCTCTTCTTTTTTTCCCAAACAATATGATCCGTCCTATTGCATGGACGAGAAGTATTTTCTAGATCCACGCGTGGCGCTGAATGTGCTGAACACCTTTCTCATCTCCAAACAACCGATGCGTTTTATCATCTCGGGAACCGGAGTGAATGTACCTGTGTTTCTGATTTCACTCAATTCGAGTTTTCGCGGCGGGGAGCCGGGAGATATATATTTCGACGTGACCCTGCGAACGTGGCGAGATTCCAAAGTGGAGAAGATGGGTTCAGGCGCTACTGGGAGTAAGGCTAGTTCACGTACTGATCTGAAAAAAAGTAGCAAGACATACACCGTCAAAGCCGGGGATTCCCTCTCCAAAATAGCCAAGTTTGAGCTTGGAAATAGTTCCAAGTGGAACGAGATTTACAAGCTCAACACGAAAATCATCGGCAGTGATCCGAACCGGATCAAGCCGGGGCAAAAGCTGGTGATGCCATGACTTACAAGGTCATTGTCGATGACAAATATGATATCACCAAGCTTGTCGAAACGATTACGCTGAAGGACTCGCTTGATCAGATTGCCTATCAAGCGAACATCCGGCTGGCCGTGTCTGCTTCTTCAGGTCTGCCTTCGATTTCACCAGGCATGGCGGTGCGGATCAGTGGGGTTCCTTTTGGCGAAAAATCAGTGGTCTACCTGCTCCATCCAGCGGTCATCTGGGAAGCGGAAAGCTCGAACAGCGGCACCAAGCGTTTGTCCCTCACGGTCTACGACCGGATGATTTATCTTGAGAAATCGGAGGACGAATTCCTGTTTCCCAAGGATCAGACGGCGGTGCAACGGCTTAAAGCGTACGCTAAGGAATGGAAAATTCCCTTGGCTACGTTGCCAGAGATCAAGACGAAGCTGGGTAAGGCGGTGTATCGGTCACAGACGATTTTTTCGATGATATTTGCCGATCTGAAAGAAACGGCCAAGTCCGGGGGAGACATGTATCATCCGCGGATGACGCCTGGCGGGTTGCAGTTGTTCAAGGTAGGTAGCAACACGAAGGTACACGCGCTGGATCGGATAATCGATCTGACGCAGATGCGTACACTCGAAGGCGCGGTCACGAAAGTAAAGGTGATGGCAGCGTCTGAGTCCGGCGGTAGCGGTAAAGAGGTGCCTTCCAAAGTGTTAGCGATTGAGCAGAGTGATACAGAGCAGTTAGGTACATTACAGAAACTGGTCGAAGACGATCAGGTAAAAACCGCGGCCGCCGCAAAAAAACTGGCAAAAAGCAAACTGACAGGTATTCAAGAGACGTTTACGATCTCGGCTCCGGATATCAATACGATTCGCGCAGGAGATGCGGTCACGTTGAAAGGTCTAAAGCTGATCGTCATGTCGGTGAGCCGGGATCTGTCAGCCGGGCCGGGCACGATGACGCTGGAGCTGGGCACGGCGGAGCTGGTGAAAAGGAGGTTTTACCTTGAATAAAGAAGATCCGTACGGGCAGTTTGCCAATGTGATGCGGGGAGCGATGAGCACACATTCCCGTCAGGCCGTGAGCGGTTTGGGCGCGGTGCTTGGTACGATCACGGCGTCCGGTGTGAAGCTGGACGATTTCAAGCACGAAGTTCAGGACTATCTCGTGGCCGAGCTACCGGGCACGCTGGGGTTGCCGGAGCGCGAGCAGGCTGGCGCGATTTCCGGGATATCTGACGTGGCTGGCGGCGGTACGACGGGCACGGGACGCTTTCTTTTGCAAAAAGAGGAAGTGGAAGAAGCAGTCTGGTCTTTGGGCAAAGGTTTGAAAGCCGGGGATCGCGTGCTAGCGATGCGGGTGAATGGAGGGAACGATATTGTGGTGCTGTGTAAGGTGGTGAGTGCGAGTGCCTAGTTTGTTTCCGGAAACGGGTATGGTCTGGGGAGATGAAGAGGACCTGTCGGGTGCGGCTTCGGAAGAAGTGCGTTTTGGGCGAAGCTGGCGCTATGACTATGATGCTGGTGATTTTGTGTTGACTCCAAGTGGCAAGGTGGCTACAGCAGACGCGCATGAAGCGTGGGTGCAATGGTGTATCAAGGCGGTGAAAACTCCGCGGTACAGACATGTGATCTACTCTCGGGACTACGGTTCGGAGCTGGAGGATCTGATCGGTCAGGGGGATAGCCGCGGTGTGATGGAAAGTGAGATTGCCCGGATGGTGACGGAAACGCTGCTCGCTGATCCTCGTACGGATGCGGTGGACCAGTTTATATTCGATTGGGACCGGGAGCAGTGCGGGTTTACGTGCCGGGTGATGAGTGTGCAGGATGAGATGTTTATTCTGGAAAGTGAGGTGATCTGACGGGATGGCTGAGATTCCGCGTTATTTGGAGGGCCAGACGGAGGAACAGATTATGCAGCGCATGCTGGATCGTCTGCCCGCGGATCTGGACAAGTCGGAAGGGTCGTTTTTGTGGGATGCGGAGGCTCCGGTAGCTTTTATGCTGTCCGAGGCGGCGCTTTGGGCGCAGGAGCTGTTGCGGCGCGGATTTGCCAGTACGGCGGCGAGCCGTGATCCGAATTTTCGTTCGGAGGAACTGGATTTGCGCGCGGGGGAACATGGCATTACACGCCGGGCGGCGGTGGCGGCACAGGGCACCGTGAAATTTACGGGTGAGCCGGGGAAAGTCGTGCCAGCAGGTACGGTTGTAGCTACGCTCGCAGATGAGGTGTCCGGTGAAGCGTCGCTGGAATATGAAACGGTGGGCCGTGTGGAGCTGGATGAGGATGGTCTGGGAAGTATAGGGGTACGTGCGCTTGTCGCCGGAAAAGAGAGCAATGTACCCGCAGGCACGTTAACCGTGCTGTCTACACCGGTAAGCGGCGTGACGTCCGTGGTGAATACGGACGTCATCAAGGGCGGTGCGGACATCGAGGCAGATACCGCGCTGCTGGAGCGCTTTTATGCCAAAGTCCGCAATCAGGGTACAAGCGGCAACAAGGCACAGTATGTGCAATGGGCCAGTGAAGTGCCGGGCGTCGGGGCCACGCGGGTGATCCCGCTATGGCAGGGGCCGGGCACCGTTGGGCTGTATCTGCTCGATACGGACAAGCGTGCTGCGGGATCTGATCTGGTGGCTGCGGTGCAAAAGTATGTTGACCCCACGCAAGATGGACAAGGCGAGGGCGTTGCCCCGGCTGGACCTGTTGTGACGGTGATGCCGGCAGAGGAAGTGCCGATGAACATTCAGGTGAAGCTGACGCTGGCAAGTGATGCCACGCTGGCGGATGTCCGGGCATTAATCGAGCGCGGCGTGACAGCGTATTTGAAGCAACTTGCTTTTGCCGATCCACTCGTACGTTACACTCGTATTGCTGCGATTCTGCTGGACATCCCGCCGATTATTGATTATTCGGAGCTAACCGTGAACGGTGTAAGCGACCAGAATATCGAGATGACCGCCAGCCAAGTGGCTGTGCTGGGGACGGTGGATGTGCATGAGTAGTGCTGGACTAACGAGTGAAAAGGGGCGAGAGATGTTCTCGTATTTGCCCCAATATTATGAGACTTCGCGTGTGATGCAGGCCGATATGCAGGCCAAGGGCAGTGAGATGGATTTGCTGTACCAGGCTCTGGACGAGACGCTGGAACAGTTTTTTGTCCGCACGGCGACATGGGGGCTGGACTTCTGGGAGCAGGAGCTTGGTATTGAGACGGATCGTCTCAAACCTGTAGAGCAGCGGCGTGCTGTGGTAGAGTCGAAGCTGCGCGGAGCAGGTAAGTTTTCGGGCAGGCAGGTCGCAAATGTGGCCGAAGCGTATGCCGGGGGGAAGGTGGATGTAACTTTTCAGCCGGAAGCGTGGAGCTTTATGGTGAGTTTTGTAGATACGATGGGTATTCCGCCTAATATCGATGATCTGAAACGAGCCATTGATGAACTGAAACCGGCCCATATGGCAGTAGAATATAAATACCGTTATTTGGTCTGGGACGACCTGGACAAGAAGCAGAAAACATGGGATGAACTTGATGCCGCGTCCCTGACGTGGAATGAACTGGAGGTGTGGGCGTAATGCCACAGGAAACCGATCGTTTGAAATTACCTCTTCCGCTAGGAAATGAAACTGTGAGTCGGGAGAGCATTAATGCAGTTTTTGAAAAGATTGACGCAGGCGTTGCCACAAAAGCGGATTTGGACGCGCTTCGTGAAGCAGTGAGCAAGATGGACATTCCTGATGCGTCCTTGATACAAAAAGGGAAGGTGCAGTTATCGAACAAGACGGATGGCACGTCCGAGACGGTGGCGGCGACGGAGAAGGCGGTTAGGGATGCGAGTCGGGCTACTGTTAATGCGGCAGCTACAGACGCCACTTCAAAAGCAAATGCAGCTGAGGTTAATACGAAAAACTATGCAGACGCGAATTTTCGCAAACCATCAGAGGTAATGAGCTCCAATCTAATTAAAAATTCATCAGGAATGTTGAATCTTGATTACTGGAAGAATTCGGGCCAGGCCACTTTTCTAAGATTCCAGAATCAAACCGTAGGAGCATTTTTTGCAGTTAATTCATCTGTTTCCCCTACTAATTATGGCGTACTTGATAATGAGCCCGTGGGAGTTTCACCAGGAGGTAAGTATCTGTTACAAGCTGTATTCCATACTCGTGAAACTTATTATAATTCTGCCGTATTGATTGAGGTGAAGAACGCTTCAGACAATGTGACAATTAACAGTTTAGTAGCTGACAATCAAAAATGGTGGCATAGGAAAGCACAAGTTATTACTATTCCAACGGGTGTAACAGCTATTTACCTAAGATTAGTTGTTAATAATGTCCCAGTCGGTACGCATGGATTTGCTCGGATTAAACTCAGTGAAGTAATGGACGATGCTGGTAAGGACATGCCTTACTCTGTGGAAATGGATACTCGTGCATTGTATGAGGGAATTGACTCGGTAAAGCAATCTGGCGTTGATGCAAAAAACGGTATTGTGGGTGCCATTAACGCCAAGGGTGGAAGTGCATCCACAAGTGATACATGGGCACAATTGGCTACGAAGATAAAGGCGACAAAGTCAGAATTCTCACTGATATCAGGTAAAGTGTCCGCAGCGGAGGGGAGAATTGACATCCCGGGATACAAACCACAGGTGTTTATACTTCATCCAATCGCATCTCGCAATGCTCAAATCTGGTATGATTCTCTGCAAAACCAGAGTACAGCTTGGATATACTCTTCTGGCCCTTTAGTTGCAATTCGTCAATCTGACACGAATAATACAACAAAAAATCTTGGTATTAGAGACTATGTTACTTTTGGAAATTACTACATGTCTACGGGTGCAGAATTTAAGACTTTAGTTTTCGGAGAAAATTATGTTGAATTCAAAGTATCATCTTCAGGCGATGGCTATATTTCTCAAGAGAAGATTGATTACACGATACTAGCCGTACCTTTGTAAGTAATACTTAATTCAATATAAGGTAGTTAATTAATAAAAAGCAGCCTTAATGTAGAAGTAAATGCTAAGATAACATTTATTTTCATTAGAATTAATATGAAATTATCCAAAGGAGGTGAACCATGACCACAACTCAACTTACCAACGCCATCGCAACAACACTATCACATCATCTCCCTAATATACCAATCCAGCCTGCTACAGGAGCAATTGCTCCAGACACCCAAGGGCTAACTTACCGCTTACTTGCTGCCAAACTAACTCGTGAGCGCAGTGATCGATTCGTGCAATCTCACATCTTCGAGATTCGGTGGCTGGATGGGAGCAACATTCCCGAAGACTTGCCAGACAAGCTCATTGAAGCATTGGAAACCATTGATGTGGAAGGCACGCCCTATCGAGCAACGGAACTGCGATGGAAAGCGTGGGGAGAGACGCCCAAACTATGGGTGTATTACACGATGCGAACCACCAAATTGTCGGAGTCCTCCGGTCCAATGAATCAGCTGGAACAACGACCACCTGCTTTGAAATCATCATAGCAGGATTAACTTATTTTAGGAGGACTTATTATGAAAGGAATAGGAGGCGCGCTCGCGATGTTTACCAAGAAAGAAACCGATCAAAAGAAGAACCTGGAAGAAACAGAACGACAGCATAACGATACTGAATATAAGAAAGAACAGTTTGCCGACGCCCGGCAGTTTAGCCGGTTGGAAAAAGATATTTTGGCAGCCGTTCTATCGAAAGAAAAAACGTACACCGTGCGAGCAGCACAGCAACACATCCAACAATTTATGAATGGGGAGGCACAATAATGGCTGGAGGAACATGGACAACTCAAAATAAGGTACGCCCCGGCGTATATATGAACTTTGCATCAGAGGGTACTTTGCCCGGTACAGTGGGAGAGCGGGGAACGGTGGCTTTGGCACTTCCGCTGTCTTGGGGACAAGCAGGTACAATCTTGACAGTACAGGCAGGTGATGATGTACAGGCGAAACTTGGTTATGACTGGACAGCACCACAACTTTTGCTGATTCGTGAAGCGTTGAAACGTGCACAGACCTTACTTTTATATCGTCTTAATGAAGGAACGAAAGCCAAAGCCGCATTGGACACTCTTACAGTAACTGCTCAGCATGGCGGCGTTCGAGGAAACGACCTGGCTATTGTCATTTCAGCAAATATGAATGAGCCGGAACAATTTGATGTATCTACTTTGCTGGCAGGTAAAGAAGTACACAAACAGACGGTGTCCAACATCGGTCAACTGCATTCCAATGCATTTATCACCTTCACTGGCCAAGGCACGCTAACGAATACGGCTGCTCTTCCACTAACAGGTGGTAATGATGGTACATCTACGAACCAGGAGCATGCCGATTTCCTGAGCAAACTGGAGGTGCTTGATTTCAACACCGTTGGTCTGATCTCGGACGATGCTACATTGAAATCCGTTTACGCTGCATATATCAAGCGTTTGCGCGATATTGAGGGTAAGAAGGTACAACTGGTGCTTTCCAATTATCCGGCCGCGGATCATGAAGGTGTCATTAGTGTGAAAAATGGAGTTGTGCTTGCGGATGGTACCGCGCTTACACCGAAACAAACGGTAGCTTGGACTGCAGGTGCAACGGCAGGGGCTAACTTGAACGAATCTCTAACCTTCCGTGCGTATGACGATGCTGTGGATGTAAACGGACGATTGACACACACCGAGACAGAGGCAGCCCTGCGGAGCGGCGAGTTTGTATTTACAGCGAGTAGCAACCGTGCGCTAGTGGAGCAGGATGTGAACACCTTCCGTTCGGTGACACCGGATAAGGCGCGTCATTTTGCCAAAAACCGTGTGGTTCGTGTTCTGGATGGCATCGCCAATGATATGAAACGTATTTTTGAATCTTATTACATCGGCAAAGTAAACAACAACGAGGACGGACGTAGCCTGTTCCGCTCTCAATGTGTTACCTATCTGAAGCAGCTTCAGGATATTGGAGCGATTCAGAATTTTGACTCCAAAACCGATATTACCGTGCTTCCGGGTAATGAAACGGACAGTATTTTGATCGAAGTGCAGGTACAACCTGTGGATTCCGTTGAAAAAGTGTACATGAAAGTGAAGGTGGTTTAAGATGACATTTTTGAAAGCAAGCGACACGATCTCCGGCCAAGAGGGCCGCGCATACGCAACCATTAACGGACAGACGGAAGAAATGTTTTACGTGAAGACGCTCGAAGCGACGGTGGAGAAGCAAAAAGCAGAGGTTAAAACCTTGGGTCGCCGTGGCGTGCAACACAAAGCAACAGGCTGGTCTGGTTCAGGCTCCATGACGATTTTCTATACAACTTCCCGTTTCCGCGAGCTGATGCTTCAGTACATGCAAAATGGCGTGGACACCTACTTCGACATTCAAGTGACCAATGAAGATCCTTCGTCCACTATTGGCAAACAGACTGTGACCCTCAAGGGCGTCAACCTGGACAGTGTGATCATGGCATCTCTGGATACCGAGGCGGAGGCGCTGGAGGAAGAAGTGAGCTTTACGTTTGAAGATGTAGAAATGTCAGCATCCTTTGATCTTCCGAAGTAGGCAATATATGCAGTTCACGTGTCCACCAAGATAAATAATAAATAATGGAGCATTGGTTTTTTGTAAAAGAAACCGGTTCAACTTGCCTGTGTTACGGGCTATTTGGCGTGTCCAAATTTTTCAGGCAGTTGCTCTGAACATACCGAGCTTTGCTTGTAAATAACCCAGATAAATGCTCTTCGCCGCTCTATGCGGCGGGGAGCCCTAATTTAAGAGGAGGAACTAAACATGAGTGGATTGAGTATGTTTTTTGCACAAAATGCAGTAGTGGATACAACGGAGGAATTTATCGTCTCTCCTCGTTTCAAAGATGACAAAGGTGCACCGGTTGCCTGGAAATTGCGAAGCATGACCGAGGACGAGAACCAGGAATGCCGCAAGGCCGCTACCCGCAAAATCAAGGGCAAGAATGGTGTCTACACTCCTGATATTGATGCCAATGATTACATGGCTCGTTTGATGACGGCAAGCGTGGTCTACCCGGATTTGAAAAATACCGAACTTCAGCGCTCCTATAATGTGATGGGTGCAGAGTCGCTTTTGCGCAAAATGCTGTTGCCTGGTGAATTTGCTTCGCTGGGTGAACAGGTACAGAAGCTGAATGGTTTCAATCAGGACATGAACGAATTGGTGGATGACGTAAAAAACTAATCAAAGAGGGCGATTCCGAGGCCAATCTGGCTTATTACGCTCTCCATGAATTAAAGATTTTGCCGCATGATCTAATGGCTTTCTCCATGCGAGAACGAGCAGCCATCTATGCGATGATCCAGGTCCGGGTGGAGGAAGAGAAGAAAGAGCGGGCGAGAAGCCGCATGCGGAAGAAATAGTGGAGAAAGGAGGGAAATGAATGTCGGACACGAGCATAACGGTAATCAATCCTCCGACGATTAATAATCTGATCAATAATTTGAATCTGGTCCAAGTGAAAACGACAGAAATTATCAATAATTTCAACCAGATGAATCAAATTAACTTGAATCAGTTTAATCAAACCAATATTGCCAATCACTTTAATCAAGTGAATCAACAGATGAATGTAACCATTAACTTGATGGAAAAGTTGGAGGATACAGCTGATGATACAACGGATAAACTCGGAGATAACTTAAGTAAGCTCTCCAAGTGGCTGCAGATGATAAAGTCGGCTGGAAGCATCGTGTTAAAAGCGGCCGCTGAAGAAGAAGACTTTAAATATCGTTATATGGTAGCTGCTCAAGATCCGGAAATTGGTGAAGGGATTTATCATAAATTCCGAGATCAGGCTTCTAAAAAGGGGCAAAATGTGAATGATTCACTTAAGGCATCCCTTGGTTATTTGCCAATGGCACAGAATACAGGACAAGTAGAGCAGTTAAATGACCTTACGCAACGCCTAAGTATGTTGTCACCAGATGGCAAAAGTCTGTCGGATGCTTCTGGTGCCATCCAAAGCGCTATGAATGGAGATAACGGTGATTTGGCAAGTCAGTTTGGAATCTCCGAGAGCACATTGAGTGGTGCAGGTTTGGAAGGATTTATTCAAACGAAAGATTTGGATGGTTTTATCCAGGGCTTGCAATCGGTTCTTGAAATGCAAGGTTATACTCAAGAAGCATTTGATACGATGCTGGATTCTCCATTACAAAAATGGACCGCTCTGGTGAATCAGTTCAATGGCATCCTATCTGAGGTCGGTACAAAAGCGTTGGAGGTACTTTCTCCAGTACTTGATCGACTGAACGAAGCGATGAGCTCAGGACAGTTCAGCAGTTTTATTGAATGGATCAGTGGAGCATTTGCGATCATCGCTCAGGTCATTGTTTTTATTGTTGATGGATTCGTAAATTTCGCCACAGCTGTGCAAGAAAACTGGGATATTATTGCGCCTATTTTGACTGCAATCGCTGTAGTTCTGCTAGGTAATCTTATTATTAAACTTGGTGTTGTTATAGCTCAGTTTTTGATGTTGGCAGCAGCTAATTGGCCTATATTACTTATAATTGGTGCTATTACAGTACTTATCTATATTTTGCAAGCGTGTGGATTCACCGCTGGAGATATGGTTGGAACGATAATTGGTTACTTTTACATGGTATATGAGCATATGAAATCGATTTTCGCATCCATCCTGAATTATTTCATGTCTTGGGCCGAGTTCGTCATTAATGTTTTCAAAGAACCGACTTACGCTTTTAAAAAGTTGTTTGCTGACATGGGGCTTATTGTTTTACAAATCTTATACAACATAACAAAAGGGGTAGAAGATTTCGCAATAGGATTCAAGGATCAAATCAATTGGATAATTGAGGGTATTAATACAGTTATACCTTACCTGAATAAAATTTTTGGTACAGACTGGGGTGGAATTGAACTTGTATCAGATGACAATATTCACTCGATGAGTGAGAAGATCAAAGGACTAATGAATGATCTTGAAGATAGTGTTCCTGAGAATAAAGAAGATGTTGTTAAATTATGGAGAATGGATGCATCAGCAGATTATAAGAATTCATTTGACCAAGGGTTTAAGAAAGGCCATGACTTAGTGGCTAACACTAAAAATCCATTTTCCCAAACTTCCGATGAATTGCCCGGCGGCTTTGGCAAGGACTATAAACCCAAAACACCTCCTATGCCACCGATACCAACAGCACCTGCCCCCACAAACATGAACAATATGAGTAACCTCAACAAGATTAACAATATCGGACAGGTGGACAAAATCGGTGATGTGGATGGCACGGTGGATGTAACGAGTGAGGACTTGAAACTGATGCGTGAGCTTGCCGAGATGCAGGCCATTCAGCGCTTTGTCAGTCTGACGCCAACCGTGCAGGTGACGACAGGCGATATCAATAGCGGACATGATGTGGACAGTATCATTAGCAAAATTACCGAAGAAATGAATAGTCAGATCGTCTCCAGTGCCCAGGGGGTGTATGGATAAGTGAGCTATTCGATACAGCTTAGCTTTAACAACCGCGCCGAATATATATTTTTTCCGGTTATACCGGAGAGTATTGAGTTTTCAGATGCAGGGGATGGGAGCACGTTTAACGTTAGTCGTCTAGGGGAAATTAATGTGATCAAGTCCCCCAAACTACGTGAAGTGAGCTTCAGCGGCATTTTTCCGGCAGATTACAGTCCGTATCATTACAAATATGACGTAAAAGACCCGAAAGTAAAGAATGAGTTTTACCGTGATCCCTACGAGTACGTGAAAGATATCATCCGCTGGATGCAGACAGGGCGCCCCGTCAGGCTAATCTTTTCGAGTGAAAGATATACGGTTAACATGGCCGTCTCCATTGAGAGCTTCGATTGGAAGGAGACAGCGGGAACGGTGGGCGACGTGCAGTATGATATCAAGCTGAAGCAGTATGTTTTTTATGCTGCCAAAAAAGTAGTATCACTGAAGAACAGTCAGAACAAGGCTGATGCTTCAAAAACGAAAACCAAAGCCTCCCGGCCGGATGAAAAAGTAAAACCGAAAACCGTCACGCTGAAAGCCGGAGACTCCCTGTGGTCTGTTGCCAAAGCTCATCTGGGTGATGGAGCACGCTGGAAAGAGTTGCAGAAGCTGAATGGCATCAAGGACGCACAGCTCAAGAAGCTGCCCGTTGGGCTTGTCATCAAGCTTCCGTGAAAGGAGAGGTGATATGCAACAGGAAATCCATCTGGACAAGAGGCAGATTGGTGAGAAGGAACAATTATTGCTGGATGATAAACAGGGAAACATCTGGGACATCCGCGACATTGCTGGCGAAATTACGTACAAGACTTCACGTATCGGCAAGCCATCCTCTCTCGAATTCACGTTGATTAAGGGCAGTGTGTTTCAAAATCAAAAGTTTAGTTATGAGAATGGTTATGTAGTGAGGTACATCCATGGAAATCAGGGAGTATTTTACGGATATATCTTTTCTGTCGACAGCGGCAAGGACGAAAAAGTAAAGATCAAAGCCTATGACCAGACACGATATCTCACGGCGAATCAAACGTATCAGTTTGTTAAAGCGACGGCAGCGGATGTCATCAAGCGGATTGCAACGGATTTCCAATTGAAAACGGGTGATTTGAAGCAGCCCAGTTATGTTATTCCACACATGCTTTTTGATAACAAAAAGTTGATTGACATGATCTGTGAAGCCTTGGACAGAACGCTGGTTTATGGCGGGAAAAATTATATTTTTTACGATGATTTTGGCAAACTCGTCCTTCGAGATGTCGAAGAGGTGCCCTATGGCTTTGTGATCGGGGACCATAGTCTGCTGACGGACTACAGCTATACACGATCCATCGACGACCAGACTTATAACAAGATCAAGTTATACCGGGATAACAAAGATACGGGCAAACGGGAGACGTTTGTGCATCAGGACTCAAACAGCATCCGTCAATGGGGGATGCTTTTTTTGTACCAAAAAGCGGACGATGGTCTGAATAAAGGTCAGATTGATGACATGCTGAAAACCCTGATGACCTTGCGTAACCGTGAGACACAGAAGTTAAAGGTGGATGCCCTTGGCGATTTCAAGGTGAGAGCCGGGAGTTTTGTCAATATTCAGATCGATGAATTGAAGATCAATCAATATTTTCTGGTGGACGAGTGTACGCACAAGGTACAGGGGGGTGTGCACACCATGTCTCTGGATTTGAAGGTGGTGTAGCCATTTATGATGCTTGATGTGATTAAAAAGGCGGCAGTCGCCGCCGTAGATGCTAAATCTCCCGTACAAATTATGTACGGAACTGTAACGAATACACAGCCTTTGGAGATTACCGTGGAACAGCGGCTTGCGCTAAGTGACCCTTTTCTCGTTGTCACGGAATCGGTGGCACAGAAAAACTGGATGATCGGTGACTCGGCTGTATTGCTACGTGTGCAGGGCGGGGACAGTTATGTGGTACTGGATCGGCTGGTGAAGCCATGATTCCTCAAGGTTCTCAGATCGGTGTAGAAGATAATCTGGAAGAAGTTTCGGTGCTTCCAAGTTTGACCTACGTGTTGCAAGCTTCGGGACAACGGATCGGAAGGCTTCAGTTGGATGGAAAAGAGGCCGTTAAACAGGCGGTGTACAAAGCTTTGTCCACACGTCGTTATGAACATCTGATCTATTCATCTGATTATGGAATGGAATGGTCTTGGGAAGGCATTTCCGGGAGATCCATGGTTGAATCCGAACTGGAGCGCTGGATTCAGGAAGCATTGCTTCCGGACGACCGGATTTCGGAAGTAACCCAATTTGAGTATGCCCATGAGCCGGCTGGCGTTAAGGTTTCTTTTACCGTGATAACGGATTTTGGTAACTTCAGGCAAGAGACGGAGGTGAATATGAATGTATGAACAGGAGACATTTGAGGTCATTTTGAATCGGATGTTGGATAAAATTCCGGATGGTGTGGATAAACGGGAGGGTAGCATCATCTATGATGCCCTCGCGCCAGCAGCCGTGGAGATGGCCCAGATGTATATTGAGTTAGATATTAACGCCAATCTGAAGTTTGCTGATACCGCTTCAGGTGAATATCTGGATCGTGCAGTAGCATGGTCAGGTATTACTCGTAAACCACCTACGAAGGCACGCTGGTCTGCCAGCTTTCAGGATCAAGAGGGCAAACCTGTGGAGGTTCCATCGGAGAGTCGTTTTTCGACAGGAGAACGGGTGTATAGAACGGTGGAGCCAATCGCAGCAGGGCAATATGTGCTCGAATGTGAGATTGCTGGTGCGGAAGGTAACGAGTATACCGGGACACTGTTACCCATTGATTATATTGCAGGCCTGACCACCGCGAGATTAACCAAACTGCTTGTTCCAGGTGAAGACGAGGAGACGGATCAAGCTCTGTATGATCGTTATCAGGACAAAGTTTCCCGTCCGATCACAAGTGCCAACAAGTATCAGTATGAGCTGTGGGCGCGGGAGAATTCGGGAGTTGGCAAAGCGAAGGCCTTTCCGCTCTGGAATGGTCCAGGCACAGTCAAGGTAGCCCTACTTAATAATGAGATGCATGCTCCTGCGGAGGGAGTGATCGAGGCCGTGCAGCAATACATCGATCCTTCGCAGGATGGCATGGGGGAAGGGGCAGCACCCATCGGTCCGGTTGTCACCGTTGTAGGGGCGGAAGAAGTCCCGATTCATATCGAGGTGCAGGTTACGCTCGCATCAGGATCAACGTACGATGGGGTGAAATCCTTGATTGAGACAGGGGTGACAGCGTATCTGAAAGAGCTGGCGTTTGCTGATCCGCTCGTTCGCTGGACACGGATTGCCAATGTCATTCTGGATATTCCGCCCGTGATCGATTATAGCAATCTGCTGGTTAACGGTGGCATGTCCAATCTGGAGATTACATCGGGAGCTGTTGCTGTGCTTGGGACGGTGAAGGTGACGTGAGTAAAGCAGATGTACTGATGAACCTACTGCCCCCGCTATATGAAAATGTGCTGGAGATGCAGTTGCTGACACAGACAGAAGGTGCTGAACTGGACCAGCTTGCAGCCGGTGTGGGAGATGTATTGCAGCAGTTTTACCCGGAATCCGCAACGTGGGCGTTGGAGCGATATGAACATGATTTGCAGATTCCGACCAACCGTGCCAAACCGGACGATCAACGAAGGTCCGTCATCATCTCCAAAATGCGTGGCAGTGGCAAAGTTTCAGGTTCCATGCTAAAAAACGTTGCTCAGGCGTACGAAAACGGGGGCATTGAAGTGTCGGTTGATTCAAGTGAGTATCGCATCTTGATCCGTTTTATCGACACATTGGGACTGCCACCTAATCTGGACGATCTGAAAGAAGCGATTGAAGATATTAAACCGGCTCACATGACTGTCGAGTACCGTTTGCGGTATCTGACCATCGCCGAGGTTGAAAGCATGACTCTGAGTGAGATGGAACAAACCCGGCAGGATAAACTAGCAGGAGGTGGAGCGTAATGAGTGAACCAAAAACACCCAATCTGGGTTTGAATAAAATCGATCGTTCCTCGCCATCAACAACCTACTTTGATCTGGACAAATATCTGGATCAGAACTGGGAGAAGATTGATGATTTTGCAGAGAAGATAGGGGAACAGGCCGAAGAAACAGCAACGAAGGTAAGTAGTTTGCAAGAGAGGTTGGATACAGATAAACGAGGAGCTGCTACATTACAACCTGGCGTAAATGTAGTGAGTGCTAATCAGGAGGCAACGTTTAATCTTTCGAGCATTAAGGGGAGAACATTGGTTAATTTGCTGGGGCGTGCTGGAGGTTGTGAACAAGCAAGCTTAGTAAACTCCTATCAATCTACGATAACGGCTGATACATCTAACAAAGTACAAGGAAATCAATCTTTGAAAATTACGACAACAGCAACGCCAGCAGGAGCATTATCGATATCCCCTATTAATTTAAAATCAGGGAAGTATTATATTGTTCTCTCTTCAGCAAAGCTGATATCTGGAGAATTGGTAGGTATGTACTTAAATGAGCTTAACCCGAACAAAGGGAATGTTACTTCAAGTAATAGTAAAAGATTCAGTACGTTATGGGGAGCATATAGCATTTCTACCGATATTAGCACTTTTTTTGTTAGTCAAGTTGTTGGAGCATCTGGAAGTTCAGGGTATATTGATGCAATTAGACTTTACGAAATTAGTGCCTCAGAGTATGTTGCACTCGAAAATATGACAACGGAGCAGATTGCACGTAATTACCCTTACGTTGATAGTGTCCAACCAGTTTTAAATCCGTATGCCATTCGCTATGGACAAAACTTATTACCGCCATTTTATGAGTGGAGTGAGACAGCAATAGCAGGTCCAAGTGAGATCGAGGCACCCTACCAACTGAAAATGACAAAGGCAAGCGGTACGGTGGGTTTTAGTAATTTCATTTGTACTGTAAACGTGGCTCCCTCTACGGCATATACATTTTCAACTACTGTAGACGTGACTAACTTTGGTGGTAATGGAGTAGCTGGAGTTTATTGGAATGGATGGTACTACGATGAAGATGATAATGCCATAACGTCGTTTAATAAGCCTCCCTATGCAAAGGCAAACGGGAAGTTCACATTAGGGAATATCTTTAAAACCCCTGATAACGCGAAGAGTGTACGTATTGTTATCGGTTTTGATAGCGAGACAACAGGAACTGCAATTTTTAAGAATCCGTGTTTAAACTTAGGTACGTCAGCAATGACGTTTAAACCACGCGAAGACTCTTTTCTCGCACTACAAACTGAGCTACACGCCAATCCAGATACGGGAGAAAACCCGGATAGCGTTTTTGAGCGTGATGGTCAGTATTATAAATTGGCGAAGTGGCGTAAGGTTACGTTGGGTCCTGACATCAATTTTTCATTGTGGGGAGGGCAGAATGGTTTTAAGGTTGTTAATGCAATGCTTCCGGGACCCCCAGCCGTTGACGGATCAGGTACGCTGACGAAGTATCAAGGTAAAGTGATCAAAGAGACAGATTTCGTTACTGTAAACAGCGCAACGGATAATCTAAATATCGGTTCATCTGGTGCTAACGGGGTATTCGATAATTTTCAGATTTCTATTTCAAGCGCGGATAGTGGGTGGGGAGACAGCTATACTAACCTGACCTCTGATGAAATTAAGGCTTATTTCATGGGATATTTTATGTATACAGCTGGACAAGACCCGAATAACAATGGAGCCGGGTATAATGGGTCTGGAACTAAGGTATGGACACCATTACTATCCAAGAATTCACAAAATTTTTTTACGAAAGTGCCAACAGTTCCAGCACCAAACTGGACCTCATATCAACTTCTATACCAACTAGCTAAACCAATCGTTGAGCCGATCACGTCTGAGGGGCAATTGACGTTTATTGACGGGGATAATCAGATTGAAGTGGGTACGGGGATTGTATTACGCGAAGTAGCACCTACGCCGATTAGGGATGGTTACGGACGTTGGAATATTGGTAACATTTATGCTGGTCCAGGTGCTCAAGATTTTAAAAATAAATCAAAATTAGTTCTTAATGTATACAAGAATGGGAAATTGGATCCAATGTGGTTTAAATTTTCTGCCGCGCAAGAATCAATACTTGGAGTATCATATGATCCTACTGCAACCTACAGCGTCACATACCTGATGTTAGACAAGTATCCGGCTGTGGACATCACTGGTACGTATGCAAAGAATGAAAAGGCTCTGCTACTGGATACCGTCAAAACGTTGCAAGAAAACACTACACGCATATCCGTCCTTGAAAGTAAGAAAGCTGAGAAAGATAATCCTGCATGGATAACGCCGACATTGCTTAATGGCTGGATCAATTATTCAGCAGCATATCAACCTCCTGGTTATTACAAAGACAGCCAAGGGGTAGTCCACTTGCGCGGTTTAATTAGTAGCGGAACAAGCGGTACTGGAACATTCATTTTTAATTTGCCTGTAGGATACCGCCCCAAAAGGGCAATCTTATTTAACACACTTACATCCAACGGAACTACACTGGTGGTTGCCACATTGGAGATTGCGTCTAATGGAGTCGTGTACTTGGGATTCGCTGGAGGAAACACGTGGCTTAATCTAGAGAATATCTCTTTTCTAGCTGAACAATAAAGGAGGTTTACCATGAAAGCCGTACCTAAAGTAAATACAGACGGACTCTATTTAGAGGACGAATTAGTGGACGATGCCTTTAGTGGTATCGTCCCTTTTTATGCCAAACCGGAGCCTGTGGTATTTGACCCAAATCAGGTTGAGCAACCGGATGGTGTGAACGAAGAGGAACAGAAAATTGCTGGGTATCTGGTTGGCGTACCTGTTCCTGCTGGTCTGTTCCGGCCGCGCTTTGACTTGGCGGCTTGGGAAGCATACCAGGACGCTATGCAAGAAGCACCACAGGAAAGTTTGCCTAAGCTATGGGTGGAAGGGCTGAGCAAGGAAGAAATTGAAGAATTGACTAAGCCGCAGCCAGAAGAAGCGTCCGAACTGGACATTTTAAAACAGCGTCTTGCAGAATCAGAATTGGAAAACAAACGTTTAGCTGAGGAAAGTAATGCCAATCAACTGGCTTTAATGGAATTACACATGCTTGTGCTTAGTGTGGTACCGCCAAATCAGGGATAAGTTTGAAGGTTTGCGATCCACTAGCCTGTGATGTTTATAAGGAGAGGTGAGACTATGTTAGCTGTATACGTAATGATGATTAATAAAAAATTGATTGAGCTACACCAAGTTCCAGAGAGTAGTCGAAGTCAGGTGGCTGTACTATTGGAATCAGCCAATACAGACGATTAA